GAACTTTGATATAAGTCCATATTCCATATAAGAAATATTATTTCGTGATACAGATACTGTAAGATACAGTTTCTATTAGAAACGATGTATTACATCTGTATCTTACAGTATCTGTATCACGAAATAATATTTCTTATATGGAATATGGACTTATATCAAAGTTCTATATGGATCACTGGAGGTGGAAAATAAGAGAGAAACATAAGGTGGAAAATAACTTATTCTCCACACACAAATACATCCTTAATTTCCACTACCACATGGTCCACCCCTATATAAGGAGTACAAAAGGAGGGCCAAATCGAGTGATGAATTCAGTCTGCGTTGAACATTCGCCGTGTGAACACGGAAATCTATTTTGTGAGTGCATATATTGTTGGGAGCATGACGGACAGTGCAGGGGGAGAAAATTGGATTTGGGAGCATCAACTGGAATCGAAGGAAGATTGGCCAACGATAACCAACAACCAGGGCTCTCAGATTTATATTGCACCGAGACAATACATCTTGCAACTGCAATACCAGAAAGGAGAACCATCGATCGAGAAAATTACGTCAAAGATTTCGCTGGTCAAACCGTTGGTGACCTCTACCCACAATTACAAGGCAGCACCGGAGCCTCTGAACCAATTGATTTCGCATTTCCAACTGTTGGCTCAGGAAGCTGGGAAATACTTGTACGTGAATCTCACAAACATTTCGAGCCAAATTATACGGAAGAAGCTTATCAATCACATATTAGAAGTGTACGAAGAAAATTATTCCCCGAAGAAACTATGGATAATAACGGGTCACAGGCAAGCACGACCGAAATGCTACGAGACGCTGTCCAAAGATGCGGTTTTGAAGGCCCTCCTAACAGCCCAAGCAAAAATAACAGAGATGGAATTGATGGAACGTGTATATCAACCGTGGACATACAAAGCAATTGTATTGTTAACGCACATTGCCCAAAACAAGGACCAAGCAATCAAACCAACAAGAGAAAGAAATCAACCGATACAACAGAATCAAGTGGATCCAAAAAAAATAAAAGCAGCAATTATCAACAAAATTTACAAGAACAAGGCAGTACCAGCATCTCCGACACAATCGATATCGTCGACGGAGAGTTGGATGGATCAACTGGATCGAATCGAGAAACAGCATACTACACATTCGTCCTCCACAAAAACAACGTTAAAGAGGACTGGAGATACATCGCCACAACCAGGGCCAAGCAAGCGCCGAGCTTCATCACATTCGATCACGGAGACCACATCCATATCCTCTTCTCCTCATCCAATACAGGGGGAAACAGCACAAGAGTCAGAACCAGAATCACCAAGTTTCTTAGTGCAACAAGCGCAGGAAGTGCAGAAGCGACTATCACGTTTTCCAAAGTTAAATTTCTCAGGAACTACATTCTCTATTGCATCCGTTACGGTATCGAAACAGTCAATATCTATGGAAATAAAATCCAACAACAATTAACAGAAGCAATGGATACATTTAAAATATTATTTGAAAATCGAGACCCGAATGACGTCATATTAGAAGCCGGTTGCAAACTATACCATGAAGAGAAGAAAGATAATAAACAAAAAAGATGCGGACAAAGAAAACAACAAAATCTAACAGACATTATATTGGAAAAAATTAAAGAAAAGAAAATTACAACGGCTCAACAATGGGAAAACCAAATAGAACCGGAATTCAAAATACAATTAATGAAAGAGTTTGGATTAAATGTGGACAGTTATGTAACCAGAATAGTACGAATCGAAAGAACACGTATACAACAATTGATAAAGGCAAAAACGCTTACGGAAATAATGCTTGAAATATTAAATGATGAATATATAAAACACTTCACACCAGGAGAAGACAACAGCAAAACAACAAAATGTATTGAATGGATCGAATATCTATTCAAAGAAAACAACATCAACATAATCCACTTCCTGGCATGGAATGAAATTATAAAAACAAAAAGGTATAAAAAAATAAATGGAATGGTACTAGAGGGAATAACAAATGCAGGAAAATCACTAATATTGGACAACTTATTGGCCATGGTAAAACCAGAAGAGATACCACGAGAAAGAGACAACAGCGGATTCCACCTTGACCAAGTACCAGGAGCAGGATCAATCCTATTCGAAGAACCAATGATAACACCAGTAAACGTCGGAACATGGAAATTATTACTGGAAGGAAAAACCATAAAAACGGATGTAAAAAATAAAGACAAAGAGCCGATAGAGCGAACACCAACGTGGATCACTACAGCAACTCCAATAACAAATAACATTGATATGAATGAGACGTCACAAATACTACAAAGAATAAAACTATATATATTCAAAAAGAGTATCCAACACAGAGACGACAAATATACTATAAATGCGCAAATACAAAATAAATTGATCAGTCGTCCTCCAACTCTCATTGAGCCAATACATATGGCCATAGTGTTTATAAAAAATTTCACAAAAATATATAATCTAATCGCAGAAGAAGACAAAGCACATACGGTAAACGAAAAGGCAATACAAATCAGCAACGAAGTGAAAGAAGAAGCAGAATCATGGCAGACAGCACTACAATGGACCATGACGGAGAACAACGAGGAACAAAACGAAAACGAGACGCAGGCGCTGGAGGATCAGGTGCTGGAATTGGCAAAGGAACAAGCAACTACGTAAAAGAAGGATACGGACCTAATATGAGCGAAATGATACCAAGAAATATTATGAATAAAGGCAACCACACGGTATATCACGTAGTAAAGCAGCAAAAATACTTGGACTTCAACTACGTATCAAATCAAAACCCATATATTATTCCGTATCAAACGGCAGGATTCTGGGCATCAATGTGGGACCAAACAGACATCGAATCAAATAACACAATTAATATAATGAAAGCACTAAATAGTGTATCAGTAGGGGTAACATGGATCAAAGGAGAAATCACATTCGAAGTATATGCAGTAACGAGACAACGCTTGCTAACGGGAACAACCAATCAAACTACATGGGACTTTGAAACAAGTCAAAACATGTTCATCGCAGATGCAGACAGAGAACCAGAAAATTTCAACTTGGCAACAGCAGCAGCAACTGGACCACTCGCACAACAAACAACACAAACACTACTATTCAATGCAAACAACGACAGATATACAAAATATGAATTACCACAAAGAAACCAATATACAAGAGAATATGACTTCCAACAACTTACAAATAACTACATGTGGAAACCAACAGACATCAGCGACGCAGCAAACTTTAGAAGATTGATCCCGATGTCGGAAGGAGTATATACAACTACAGCGGCAACAACTAAAATGGCAGAATTGACACAACAAAAATCAGCATATGCAACATCAGGAAAAACAACTGAAGCATCACTATTTAGAAATAGAACATCATACCCTAGAATGCATTTGGCACAACCACAAATTCCAGACGAAACCGGATACATGAAATTCAGATACCAAGTACGAATGAGTACAAAACTACACCTCGTATTTCATCTATACCCAGATTATAGTACATCAACAAACGTAGAATACATGGGGAGACAAGTATTGGAATTACCAGAAGTAACAAAAACAGGAGGAGTGGTAACATGTATGCCGTATGAAATCAAAACTTAAATATTATATTCAACTTGTATCAACTATAACACATATATAATCAATAAAGCATTCAAAAAACATATAAGTCAAATTAATATATATCACAATAAAAATCCACCTTAAAACATAAGCTTAATTTCCACCTCCGTATTCCACCTAAGAAATATTATTTCGTGATACAGATACTGTAAGATACAGATGTAATACATCGTTTCTAATAGAAACTGTATCTTACAGTATCTGTATCACGAAATAATATTTCTTA